CTCAGATACTGTTGGCTCTTCAAACATATAGCCTAAGCCTATAGACTCACAAAAAGTATAATTCTCAGTTGAGACATTTACATTATTACCTTTGTGAGATACTTTTACTCCAATAAATTCATCTTTAATTTTCATCTCTTAGTTGTTTTAAATCGTTTTTAATCTCTTGTATCCAATAATGAGCAGATGTTACAGGTATTCTGAAATATTCTGCCATTGCTCTAGCTGTACTGTATCCTTTGTCAAAGTAACATTGGAACACTATCAGCTTAATTCTATCTGTAATCTTCCCTCTATATATATCTATCACTGCCATGTTATTCTGATACTGCATATCTTCTCTAATCTTATCCCATAGATCCGTATCATCATCCATCACTATCGGCATGGTACTATCTGTAGCTGTCACTCTCTCTTGCCTATTAGTTAGTGATGTAGACCATAGTATTTGCATCTTAATAGTGTTTAATAGATATGCTTTCACCTTACCAGGATCAGTCACCTCTATATCTATATTACATAAATATAAAAAAGAGTTATTTATTACAGCATCAGCTGAAATAGTAGACTTCATTCTTACTAGAAAATAGTTTGTATATTTCCTTATCTCTTTGTAGTGAGCTGATATGTAGTTATCAAGTATAGGTCTCATACCATTGCTTGAAATCCTTAAGCCATATCTTTCTCCTCACACTACCACAGAAGCATTCCTTTTCATAACTAACTAGCCTATCTTTAATTGCCTTAAGTTTTATTAGATTAATCTTATAGGATTGCTCTTTCTCAGCTAAACTGAATACCTGTTGTATTATTACTTGCTCAGCTTCTGTAAACATTCCTGTAATATAAACGATAGTAAGGCTACAATAGTTGCTTCAATAAAAGACCAGGTGCAGATTAATGTTAGCCAAAATGATATGCATTTGATACAGGTAGCAGATGAATGCAGATACATTGCTAAAATGCTAGGTTTGAATTTGCTAAAGATTGAGTCAATCAGTAGCTGTAATGGCTCAAAGTTTACTAGAAACCATGATATTGCGATATAGGTTAGTATGTTCATGGGGTAAAAATAACAAAGGCAGCCATAAGACTGCCATAAAGTTATTAGTTTTTTAGATAATTTTTCCACCATTTGAGGTAGAACTGCTCATTGACAGCCTTACCATTGGTGAATCTCCAAATGGAGCAGTAAGAGACTCCGATATCCTCAGCATAATGACTGAGCTTATATCTTTGGGTGAGCTTAGACTTGGTCTCTTTAATCATAAAGTCCTTAAGGCTCTCACCTTTAGAAAGGGAGATCATCACCAGGATTATCAGGTACATGAGCAGGAGCTGTTGCAGGTGCAAGTGCTAACATTTCAATCTTCCATAGCTCTAGTGAGTTGAAGTGCTTATCCTGCCACTCTCTACCTCTCAGATTGAATGATGCCTCCACCTCTTCACCTACTTTATACCCATCTAGTAGAGATGTTTTATCTCCTGTAGCCTGTAGGGTGATGTATTGAGGATATTTACCATCCTCTACGGTTATTACTAGCTCTCTCTTAGAGAACTTCTCAGTCACCTGTACGGTATCACCTATCACTTTGATAAGTCCTTTCACTTTGTAATCATTCATATTATAGTTGTTATTAAATTATACATACCTATTATTATCAATCCATAAATTATCAGCATCAGGATCATTGCCATTGTTTTTTCTGTCATAGCTTCTCTATTTCTTGTTTGACTTCGTTCCAATAATATTTATTCGGCTTCATAACATAATCCATTTCTAAAATAATTTCATCAACTGCTATTAATGCACATTGTTTTGTTAATTCTTTAGCTTCTGACATTAATACTAAACCTGTTACAAATTGTTTTCCCGCTATTATTGGTCTATATTTCCAAAATAACTCATCTGCTTTCTCTTTTGGTGTCATACTACCTGCTCAGTAAATGGATCTATGTCATCTTCAGGAAATACTATCTCACCATACTGTACTAAAGTTAGCTCTATAGCATACTCCTGAGCTTTCTTAGCAGCGAACTTAGCACTTATGCCAGGATTGTTACTAATTAATGCTTGCATTGCTGCTATCATAGCAGACTCTTTGAAATGTTCTCTCATCTTATTTATTATTTAATTGATTAATATACTTTACATAGTACTCAGTGCAGTGATGCAGTCTTACCTTTATCTCCTCCTCAAGCTCCAGGTCTCTAGTGAAGAGTAGAGTAGTGATTCTTTTCTCAGGAGCTATGTGATCTACCTGATGGAGTGATAAGTTCTCCCATTCGTTGAGTAGAGATGGATGAGTAGAGACCATACAATAGACTAGACTAGCATAGTTCTTATCATATAACATCATGTAAGCTCTTAGCTGCCATTCGTACAGTTTATTTATACCCTCTTCTGAGGTAGCAGGGAACGTCTCTAATGACCATGATGTCTTTATGTCTACTATTTGATCATCTAGTACTATATCAGCCTCTCCTGTGAGCCATTCGTTGTTTAGTCTCTCAGTATTCTTAGAGTAGTTGCTGAACATTACCGAGTTGAATAGAGCTATAGAATCATTCTCCTGTAGATTTCCCTTATTAATGTACTTATTATTCAGATCTACATTATAACCATAGAAATCTTGTTTAGCTACAGCTCTAATGTAGGTCTTAGTAGTTTCAGATAGCACCTCAGACTTAGTCCGAGATTCTATCATTAATTTTCCGAGTGAAGATGGATGCCATTTCATAGTAACATGAGTGCTTTAAGTTGTAAATCAGTTAGCTCAAAGGTCTCTCTTAGCTTAGGGATAGTAAACTTACCATCCTGAATAGATACTAATGCCTCCTCAAATCTCTCCTTAGATAGTCCAGGCTTAGCTGCCTTAACAGGTACACTAGCCATGTTAGCATCATCATCTACTGATTGTAAGCATAAGATACTGCTCAGAGTATATCTTCGGTAGTAAGTCACTGCAGATCCTACTTGCTGAGGATTAAGTCCTGCAGGTAATTCCATACATGACTCTATTGACTCATTAGAATCTATGCAAATAATCTGAGTACATACTGAATTGCCTTGAATAGGCTGTAATAATAGTAGACCATTCTCTAATAGAATAGGCTCTACTGCCTCAGTGATTGCATTGATGTCACTGTATGACTTTTTAAAGTGGGGATTGGTAGCATTCTTAGCTACTTTGCCGATTGACTGCTTAGCTTTGTGGAGCTTTTGGTGCAGAGTTAGTACAGGTGCTGATACTACAGCTTTTGTTTTTGTTTCCATAATAAAGTTTTAAATTTCAGTAAAGGTAATCAATTATTTTATATCTGCAAGGAAATTACAATAAAATATCATAAATTCATCAAAATTTCTAGCAATAAAGTATGTACCCCCTGCAGCTTCTACTGATTCCTGATACCTCTTCTGCACTTCTGACTGCCTATCCTTACCATATTTCACCTCAATCTTAACTGACCTACCTCTAATGGTGGCAGATATATCTGCTGAGCCTTTAGTACCTGTGCTAGGAGTATAAGTGCCTTTCAGCTGTCTAGTATTCTCACCTACCTGTATCTTTTTACCCTCTCTATATACTCCCATTGTATTAATTCTCTCAGCTTGAAACCCTGAATAGGTTAGAAAGTGAATGATACATTTAGTGAGAGCATTAGCAGAGTTATCATTCCAATCGGATGCTGTAATGTATGGCATGGTGGGGTGCTTTAGGGTGAGGTAGTTAATCTCTAAGGCTTTTAAAAGTGTTTTGTTTTCTTTGTTCATATATTCATAGCTTTAATTGTTAATTCATCCCATATATCTAGCTCTTTTACCTCCTGTACAAATGATAATCTAGTACTGCCTCCATTCCTATTGGTAGAGCAGATATATCCTTTGTATTCGCAGTACTTTTTAAAGTTAATTGTGATGCTGTTCTGTGTTATGTAATTCTTTTTATCAGGGAATGCATTGCAGAATGAATCGTATAACTGTTCTTTTACTGAGTAGTAAGTATCCTCTTTTAGATCCTCAAAGAAATAGTACATCTCACTGCTAATCTCATCTAATATCTTTCTAAAGTTTAGATTGATAGTAGGCATCTCTATAAGTCCAATATTAAGATATATTTGTATGCATTCTTGACAATAATTGTCAAAGGCTGCCCATTGATCATCATCCCAATCCACGAACAGCTCATGACCAAATAGATCTACAGGAGTAAACTTATCATTGAATGTCTTAGCCATCTCCACCTCATACTTTCTAGCATTGAAAGATGCACCATTGCCTGATATGGTATAG